TAAATCATTGAAAGCAGAACTCGCCATGTTGAATCAAGAACAAAGAGATTTTAATCAAGCAACAATGGGAATGGGTGGTGTGCTTGAGGAAAATGCAGATAGAATAAAAGAGATTGAAACAGAACTTGCAAGACTCAAATCAGGCGGTGCAAATTCTTTCGACAAAATCATTACAAAACTAGAAACATTCAAAGCCAAAATCGGTGAGACAACACCATTGATTGATGGACTGGTTAAAACAACGAATGATGGTGCTGAAGATTTAGAAGACAATGTTGGATCAGTATTAGGTAGCATCAGAACAGCAGTAAAAGTTACGACAACATCGTTACAAGGTGCATTCACAGAGTTTTTCAATATCACTTCAGAAAAGTTTATGGATTTTAAAAATCTGGTGAGTTCGATTCTGAAAACAATCATCAGCGAAATGACAAAAGCATTCGTGCAAAACAAATTTATGAAATGGCTCGGTGGTACACAATTCGGATCATTCTTGGGTCTTGAGGGTAAAGCTGCTGGTGGAACAGTCACAGCTGGGAGACCATATCTAGTCGGAGAGAAAGGTGCTGAGTTATTTGTACCGAACCAAACAGGAACCATCGTGCCAAACGATAAAATGACTGGTGGTGCAACCACAGTCAATGTCGCATTCAATATCACTGCTTGGGATTCCAAAGATGCAACCCAGGCAATCGCAGAACAAGCACCCAACATTGTCTCTATAGTCGAAAATAGTTTTAGGCGCAGAGGACAAATTCTAGGGGCAACATAATGGCTGGTACTTTTCCATCATCACCAGCTGCATCTGATGTCTCAGTTCAATCAATTGAACCCACCTTGGTTTCAACCACTATCAGTTTAAAAAGACAGGTCAGATCCAGGGGTGGTCAACGATGGCTGCTCAATGTTTCATTTCCACCTATGACCAGGGCAGAGTTCGCCCCAATCTATGCTTTTTCAGTTAAGCAAAAAGGACAATATGAAACATTTACCTATGTTCCCCCTACTATATCGACAACCAGGGGATCATCTGGTGCATCGCCTGTTGTCAATGGGGCTGTTTCAGCAGCTGCAACCTCGGCATCAATTGATGGCCTTGCAGCATCAACATCAAACATTCTTAGGGCTGGAGATTTCATCAAATTCAGTGATCACACGAAGGTTTATATGGTCACAGACGATATGAGCAGTGATGGAAGTGGTGCAGCAACTCTTAATTTTCACCCAGGGGCTGTCCAGGCAATCGCAGATGATTCCACAGTCACAATTGCAAGTGTTCCATTCAATGTCTCATTTCAAAGTGATGTTGCAGAGTTTGGAACCAACTTTACTAATTTATATTCATATGAAATAAATCTCATTGAGGTGGTCTGATGGCTGATCGTGGTATGACAGCAGCTGCATTGACTGAAGCAGCTAAATCACAAAATAAGCCATTTCATTTAGTCGAAATCTATTTCACCAGTGGCACTGTTTATTTCAATGATTCAGATCGAGATATCACATGGAACTCGAACACTTATACAGCTGCTGGTTACTTTCTTTCGTTTTCAGAAATCAATGAGCAGAATGCATTGACTGTTTCTGATATAGAAGTTCAGTTGTCAGGTGTGGATCGAACTTATTTGGTTGAAATATTAAACGAAACATTCATGGATCGTGATCTGATTATCAGAAAAGGATTTTTTAATGACTCAAATGCTGTCGTTGTCGATCCGATCATTATCTATTCTGGCAAAATGGATCAGCCAAACATCATTGAGACTTCTGAAAGCTGTACTGTTTCGGTCAGGGTTGCTAATTTATTCGTAGATTTTCAAAAAACAAATGCCAGGTTCACCAACGAAGAATCACAGAAGCTGTTTTTTCCGAATGACAATGGTTTTCAGTATGCTCACCAAATAATCAAAGATATCAACTGGGGCAAAGAAGGAACTTATGGTGCTGGTGGTGGTATTGTGACACCACCTGGAATTCCCTGGATTACACCCTGGATTATTCCTGATATTCCATTGCTTGATCCAATTATAATTGATCCGACAATTATAACTGGTGGTGGAATTAGTGTTGTCGATGGATTACCAACAGCTGTTGTTGATATTTATGATCATAATCTAATCACTGGCGATACAATCAAAATCGAAGATGCAGTTGCAGTTGGCGAACTTCCAGCAACAAGTATCAATGGAACACATACAGCAACTGTTGTTAATGCCAATCAAGTCACATTTCCAATATCAGAAACGATTACAACAACAGTCAAACATGGTGGCGGTGATGAATATAAAATCAATGAACAGGTTAAAGCAGTGCCATTTATGGAAACACAAACAACAACCAATCTTGAAAATGTAGTGACCATCACAGCACCGAACACAGAAGTCCAGGTCGGTGACATGATTAAAATCGAACAAGCTGAGGATCTTGGTGGGATCCCAGCTGCAAATCTGAACACGAGTCACTATGTTAAATCGGTATCAACAAACTCATTCGATATTGAAGTCAAAAAGTTTGAAAAGGTCACAGCACCACCGATCAAAACAACATCAGGTTCAACAACTGTTGAGATTGAGATAGCAAACAACACAAAAAACATTGGAGATACAGTGGTCATTGCTGATGCTGTTGATACAGGTGGAATTGTGGCTGCCAACATTAATGGAACTCAAACAATCACAGCTGCAACTGAAAACACTGTGAGTTTTACATCAGCTGGAACTGCGACATCTACTGCAAAAGGTGGTGGCAACTCGGTCACAGTTGATGCTGCAACACCAGTCACCCCACCGATAGAAACCACAGCAAGTTCAAGCACATTGACATTACATGAAGGGAATCATGGACTGGCTGTTGGCGATAAATTCACATTGTTTAATGTGATGCCAGTGGCTGATTTAGATCCATCAGAACTGAACAAAGAACATACAGTGGCGAGTGTTCCGAATACAGATTCGGTGACATTTGCGGTGACAACAGCAGCTGGGGCATCGGCAATTGGTGGTGGCTCTGATTCTGTTGTTTTTTTACCAGTAAAAGCCACATCAGCTGTCCTGGGTGGTGGCTCAAATTCAAAAATAGGAATGAGAAACAGTGTCTTATAATGAAATAAAAATTCATCGTTTTGCTGAAAAGTATATCGGCAAACCTTTCATATGGGGTTTATTTGATTGTAATACTTTTGTCCTGGATTACATGGATCATATGCTGGGAACAAATTTGCTCAAAGAAGCACTTGGAAAATACGACAGCAAAAGATCAGCCATTCGATTCCAAAGAGATTATCCATTCATGTTGAAAGATGCAATGTTTGAACATGGGGCTGAGGAAATCGATATCAAACAAGTCAGCATCGGAGATATTTTGATCAAAGATTTAGGGATCTTCCAGGCAGCACATTTGGTTTTAGGAAACCGATTGATGAGTGTAGATGAAGATAAAGGAGTGATATCGATACCGATGAATCACTTAGAATACGATTATGCATTGAGGGTCAGATAATGCCAAGTGTAGCAACAAAGATATTCACAGCAGTCGCTGGTTGGCTCGGTGGCGGTACAGTCGCCAAGATTGTTGCTGGTGTCGTCACGACAGGGGCTGTTTTGGCTGGACAAAAGGTTCTTGGAAAACTCATGGCACCAGATATATCAGATATGGGTCAGCAAGGAGTCGCAATCAGGGATAATGCACCATCAAACACAGCACCCATTCCTGTTGTTTATGGTCGGAGACAAATTGGCGGCACCAGGGTCTTTATGACAACAACTGGTGTGGACAGCAAGTATTTACATTATGTCCTGGCAATTTGTGAAGGCGAAGTCTCACAATTGCACCAGGTCTATATCAATGATGTCGAACTATATAATGCTGATGGCAGCATCAATTCCAAGTTCAGAGGTGGCGATGACAATCGTGCCTATATCAAGGTCAATTTTCATACTGGTGCTGATGACCAAGTTGCAGATTCTGATCTGATCAGTTCGACAGCTTTATGGAATAACACCTGTACTCTATCTGGAATATGTTATGCCTATGTAAGATTAGAATACGATACTGATATTTGGTCATCTGGATTGCCGATCATCAATTTCGATATATCAGGAAAGAAAGTAAGAGACATCAGGAACACAGCTGACGATGCCAATGGCTTACTGAGGTTCTCAGACAATCCAGCATTGTGCATCAGAGATTATTTAACCAATACAAGATATGGGAGATCCATTTCTACATCTGATATCGATGATACGAGTTTCATAGCAGCTGCCAATTATTGCGATGAAACTGTCACCATCAATGATACTGATCAATTGAGATATGGCTGTAATGGTGTTGTTGATACCAATGCAACATCAATCGATAATTTAACCAGGATGCTGACTTCATGCAGAGGTTTTCTTATTTACACTGGTGGAGAATACAAGATTGTCCTGGACAAAATCGATTCCAGCACCTTTGCATTTGATGAAGATAATATGATTGGAGATGTTGTTTTATCAGTTGGGTCTAAGGCGACACTCTGGAATCGATGTAAGGCAGCATTTTTTAATAAAGACAAAGAATGGGCTAATGATTATGCCATTCAAGATTCAACAACTTATCGAACATCTGACAACGATTTATTATTAGAAGGCTCAATTGAGTTGCCTTTTACCAGCGATGAAAACACAGCTTCTATGATCGCCAGGCAATCCATGAATCAATCCAGAGAATCATTGATGGTGACTTTTAAATCGACAATCGATTCTCTCCAGGTCGAATGTGGCGATGTAGTGACGATCACATCGGATTCAATGGGGTGGACAACAAAGAAATTCAGAGTCCTTGAAATCTCAATGGATTATTTAGATGAGATCACATTTACAGCCAGAGAGTATTCAGACGATGTTTATTCATTGACTGATGTCTCTATTGAAGAACTGACAGGAAATAATACCGATCTTCCAGATATATCCAGTGTCGGAACTGTGAAAAATGTATCGGCATCAGAAGAATTGTTGTTTAACAATCCAACACTGACAAATCGTGTCACTTTGTCCTGGACAAAACCAGATGACACTTATGTTTATAAATATTTGGTGTCTGTGAAAAAAGGAAATTGGACAACCACTGAAAACTTAGGCATTACACAATCCACAGAATATCTGGTGGACAATTTGGATCCTGGTTTATATAAATTTTTCATTCGTGCTGTGAACAATGCTGGTGGGCAATCAAACGATATTCAGCACCAATTTGAAGTCAAAGGCACTTCGGTTCTTCCAGCTGTAAATCCACCAGCAATCACAAACATCACAGAATCACTCTATGTTTCTACAACTGGATCTGGTGTAAAAGCCAGAGCCACGATGAACTTTACTGGCAGCACAGGGAACACTCAATGGGATTCATTAGGTGTTGGCATCGATGAATATGAGGTTCAATTCAAGCTGCAAAGTGCATCGGCTTTTCAATCACCAGGATCGACATCAGGCAACTTTTTTGAGTTCAATGATATTGCACCAGGTGTTTATGATTTTAGAATCAGAGCCAAAAATGATGCCAATGTTTATTCTGAATGGGCTGCAACAGTAGCTGAAATTTATGGACTGACTGAACCACCAGCTGATGTAAATAATTTTTATATTAGAACCGATAGCCTAGAAGCACACTTGAGATGGGATTTGGTCGATGATGTTGATGTCAATATCGGTGGTCATTACGAGATTAGGCATAGCGATCAAACATCAGGTGCTGTATGGCGAGAAGCCAGGATCATTGCCAATTACATTGCTGGAAATGAGAATGGATCTACCCTACCCCTTCTGGTTGGTACATATTTAATCAAAGCAGTCGATTCCACAGGTCATAAATCTGAAAATGCAACAAGTGTTGTCAATGCGATATCGCCAAACTTATTTGATAAGCATACTTATTCAACTCACACCGAGTCCAATAGTGCGACATCTTGGGCTGGAACAAAAACGAACCTGGTCATCGATGACGATGGAACGCTGAAACTAGAATCAGCAATCGATATTGATGATGTGACAGATGACATTGACGATTGGGCTTTATTTGATTCATTGGGTCAGCTAGAAAAAACAGGAAGTTATGAATTTACAACCTACATCGATTTTGGACAACAAGCGAACTTGGGTTTATTGAGTTCAGCAACCTGGACATCAACTGACATATCAGGCTTATTTGATAACAGGACTGCATTTTGTGATACCTGGGCTAATTTTGACAGTTTAGATGATTTTGATGATGCAAAACTTACATTGTTTTATGCTGCAACCAATGATGACCCATCAGGAACACCCACTTGGTCTGATTGGCAAGAATTTACAACAGGAACTGTCAATGGCAGAGCCTTTAAATTCAAAGTAAATGTCTCTACAGAAGATTCATCGCATCAGATCAAGATCAGTCAACTGGTGGCAAAACTTGAAGCCTGGTTCAGATTCAATGCAGATCGATTGACATCTTCAACAGGCGCATATGCAGTCACTTTTGACGATGCATTCAAACAAACAACACCAGCTGTTGCGATAGCAGCACAAAATATGGCAACTGGTGATTATTACACAGTGAGTTCGGTGTCATCGACAGGATTCACAATCAATTTTTACAACAGTTCTGGTAGCGGAATAGCGAGAACTTTCGATTATTTGGCTAGAGGATTTTAATTTATATTTCAATTACAACAACTTAGGGTTAATATAACAAGATTAGAGGAAAATTATGGCAAATGTAGCAGATTACAATGTAGCTAATGCATCAGGCGCAAGTGTGCGGTCTGATATTAATAATATTTTACAAGCAGTCGTCACACTGAACTCAGGAACTTCTGAGCCATCAACGATGTATCCATTTATGATTTGGGTCGATACCAACAGCAATGTGGTCAAGATGAGAAATGGTGCAAATGATGCCTGGTTGACGATGCCATTCGCTATGAATGCATCAAATACAGCACCAGGTGGATTGACAGTCAGTGGCAGCAATTTAACTTTAGATGGTGTAGATATAGCCAAATCTGGAACAGCTGATTTGACTTTGGATTCTGGTGGGAGAATCGATTTAAGTGCTGAAGATAATGGTGAAGTAAGGCTTTTCGATGGTGCTTCAAATTATGGACAATTTAAAGACGATGATGATCGCATGACTATTCAAGGCCTAAAAGAGGATAAGGATATGTTGTTTGTTGTCAATGATGGAAGTGTTGCAACAACAGCGATGAAAATTATTGCTGCTGATGCTGGTGATGTTCGATTTTATGGAAGGGTCGGCATAGGTGCCAGTCCAGAAAATATGTTGGAAATAACTTCAACAGGAAACACCGATCAAAATTTTATAAGAATTAAAGATTCAGATGGAAATCAGCAGTTCAGAATATTTAGTTCATCATCAACAGGTGATCCAGAGTTGAGACTTTATGATACTGGTGGTTCATCAAAAATTTCATTCAATACAAACGGAGACTCTTATTTTAATGGTGGATCGGTTGGTCTCGGCACATCAAGTCCGAGCCAACTACTCCACATTTCATCAACTGATTCTGCTGGTATTTATTTAGAAGCAGATAGCGATAATGTCAACGAAGATCATGTT